CAAGGTTGGAAAATACTTTTTCCAATTCTTTGGAATAATGACACGAATCAAATAAATTTGAAAACAACAGTCAGACTGATTCGTAATAAGATTACCAATTTCTTCTATGAAAAATACTGGATTTTGCTATTCTTACCGTTTCTATTGTTATTCATATCGTTACCAGCATACTTGTTTATTTACATTGTTCCTGCTACATTGTCGATATGGTCAACAGCGATCGCATCTCTAAATCATGATATAAATGGCCCAAAAGATATGGGATTTTGGTACGGAATTATTAGTGGTGGAGAACATATGCATAAACAACACCACGAACAACCATTTGATACAAGCAAAGAAGGTTGGATAAATACCATCGCAGACATAATAGCTACAAAGAGAGTTAAGATATGAATATTGTTTATACTGTTATAAATGATTTGTCAGAAATAGATTTTGATGACTTGTATGAAAGATCAAAGGATGCTATTGATGCGAATTGGCCGGAAAATTCTACATTAACTGACGCCGAACGAAAAGCCAACATGCGCACATTAATTGAAAGCGGAATTAATAATGAGTGGCCAGGATTAAATCCTCATGGCGCAAATGATACTTATATTATGATAAGAGCTTTTGATACTGTAGCTGGAAAAGATATGGGATTTGTAAGCGGGTTTATCCTTGAAAATGGAACATTAGATGGCAGACATTCACTCACTGCTCCGGATGAAAACGGTTCTAGAAATTACGTTTTTAATCAAGAAAATGTAACAGCCAAAAATAATTTTAATATTGAAATTGGTATAACTAAACATTTGTATAGAAATATTCCTGCAAATTCAATCTTTCATAGAACTTTGCGTATGCGAGCAAACGCAGCAAACTATGAACTTTTAGAAGACGTAGATTCTCCAACGCACGGGCCAAATTTTAGAAATATATTAATACAATTAAATCTATGAAGTTTTTATTGAATGTAGGAGCCGAGAAATCTGGCACTACTTGGTTATATGAGTATTTTAAAGAACACCCAGATTTCTATGATATGGGAAAAGAACTGAATATTATTCAGAGAGACGATTTAGTTCCTGTCTTAGAAGATGTAAGCGAATATAGAAAAGACATAGAGTCTTTTTTTCGGGCTGTTTCAAATATAAATCAAGTCACAGGCGACTTCACACATTATGAAGGCTCGAGTGAGAACATCTTTCGACTTATTAAAAACGGTTTACTAAAATACGATATCGAAGTAGTACCAGTTTATATTATGAGAGATCCTATTCAGAGGAGTTGGTCTTCTTGGAATATGATTGGAGGAGGTAAAATTCCAAATCGGTCGTTAGCTTCACGATTTGTCATGAGCAATTTCATATCATGTAAATATAAAGAAACTATCGAAGCTTTGGACAGTGTGTTCGCAAATCCGCTCTACTTCTTTTATGAGGATTTTTTTACTCAAACCAATATCAATCAGATATGTGACGAGTTAGAAATTTCTCGACATCCAGCAGAATGTGATAATAAAGCAGGAGCTTCTTCCTATAAGAAAATGCCAAACAGTTTCGTCAAGGCTTTTGGTAAATCTTTAAAGAATAAAGAGGCTGCTAAATATGTTTTTGAAAGATTTGAAAATGTACCATGGAAACTCGAGGATTATTCGTAGATCTACTCTCGATGAAGATATTCGCTTAACTTTTCTTGAAGGTTTAAATAGGCATACGAACATGCATTACTTTGATCGTAATGCGCCTACAAATAAAACAGATGAAGCTGTGCTTGAATTTCTCGACAGAGAACAGTTTAATTGTAACAAAACTCATATTGAATATTGGTATCAGGCGTATAAATCTTCTGGAGATTTGTGGCCTCATGTAGATTTTAATGAAAAGCTTCGGCACAGAATTGAGGCTGGAGAAAAGTTGAAACCAGAAGAATTAATGTCTCCAATTACCATATCGTGTTACTTAGAAGCAATCGATCTTGAAGGCGGAGAATTTTGTATTTCTGAAAGAAGTTGGTTAGACTATGAAAAAGAACTGAGCCCTCCGGAAGTTTTAAAAGAAGAATTGTTAAAATATACACACGAGTCTTTTCAACCTACCGAAGGTGCGGTCTTATACTTCGAAGGCAGTCGATACTACCATTGGGTCAATGAAATCAAAAGCGGCTCTCGCAAGAGCATACTCATCAATTTCTGGGACAATTGTAGTCTTAACTCCACTTCGCCCAATTAATTTCTAATGTCTATATTACCAGAAATAGAAATACGATGTTCGTCTGAAGTTTGAAACGGATATACCTGATGCTTAAGATAATTTGGAAACATAATAAGAGAACCTTCCCATGTCTTATCAATATCTAATTGAGTCGTACTAATTCCACCGTCTAATGAGTTATAAATGAATTCAAACTTTGATGCAACTTTATAGTTTGATTCTCTTACATTTGGCATATTTAATTCCTCTTCTAAATCATAAGGAATTGCAATCCATATCACCCATGAAATAGCTTTGTGGTGAAAATGTATTGGATTATATTCGTGTTTCTTCTGAAAATTTACCCAAGCATCATTATCAATGACATAATTATGATTTTCATAAAAATTAAATTTTCTTCTATATTCAAGAAACGTTTGCTCTATGCATTCTCTAAACTGCCCGTTAATAACATACTGAAATTCTGTTTCTAATTGCCCAGCTAAATTAGTATTGTATTTTTCCGGATTATTATCAACTTGCTTTTGCAAGTCACAAGTCAACTCAGCAAAAATAGAAACTGGAATTCTTGTTTTAAGAACTCCTGGGTTATAAAGTTTTATTTCTGAAAATTCTAAGTTCATAATTTCACCGATAATAATTTAGTTAATAGTAATTGTAGAGGTGTCTTTACATATGCTCATAGTACCTTCGCAACAGATATTCCAATCTTGACCTGTCTTTGCCCCACGGCTTGGAACATTAATGATAACATTTTTACATAGATATTCTTTACCATCTTCGAAAACGCGCCAGACATGATCTTCTGTCCCGCGATTAGGTTGTCCTCTTGATTGATTGAATCTTATCATAAACTCAGACATATTAGATTATTTCTGCTGTTGCATCATATACTATAGGTTCAATGTACGGACGTGTACCAATGTTCATGTGAATAAATTTGAAAGGTTTGGTTGATGTGTTACGAGTAAAGCTATGCGGTAGCCAGGAATTTGCAAACATTAGTTGACCAGGAACTGGCGTAAAATTAATAGACGATGTTGCTGTGGTAATGTTAGAAGAATTATGTTCGTATAGTGGTAACATAAGTTTCATTGGTCGCGGATCATGAATCACCATTCGCGGAGGATCTTTCGGGCACTCTAAAAAATAAAAAGCAACTAACTGACAGTCGCTGTGATTATGATACTCCATTGATGAATACTTATGGTGTTCTTGACTCCAACATTCGGTAAGATAAGTCGAAAGTCCATTCATGTTGTATCCTTGATCGCTCAAAAGATTCCATGCTGTGTTTAATGTGTACTGTATCAGTGGAAGAAGATCTTCTTCGTTAGACACATCTGCTTGCACGACTGGATATACATCGTTTATTTTTGTTATTTTGCGCGCGGCCCTTAACGCCGCATTTGATGCTGCTCTTGAGAAATCAAGAAGTTCTGGCTTCATAATACTATAGATAGGTGAGCTAAAATACTGCCACTGATCAAGTATGTCTGTCATAATAAAATCCTTATGTTATGTATATTGGGAAAGATCAGCCTCTATCACTGTATCTAAAAACAGTCGGTTTCCAATCTTATTCCAACCACTGTTGACTTGATAAAATATATTTAAACCGTTGTTCAAACCATACTGAATAGCCCAACTAAGTATTTCGGCTGTTAGCGGAGCGCCTGCTTCAAGCAGTTGTAAAAAGCTAAGATCAGGATTTTCGTGTTGTCTCCAAACCATAATTACGTTTGATTCGTCTGGTTTCATCCACATCGGAATAGTATCAAGACCGAGTGGAAACTTTTCATTTCCTAACCATACACAGCTAAACGATTTGCACGGATTCTCAGGTCGTTGTTCATGTATCGAACATCCTTTTGTAGTTACAAAATGACATTTCCTTCCTGGCCAAAATTGATGGCCAAGAGCTTCTCCAGTTAACCAACCGCAGCACTTCGTGCAACTTCCACATTCTCTTGTCATATTATCTCACTTAAATTGAGGACCAGCTAACCATACTACTAGAGTTTTACGAATGCCTTTTGTCACAGGAGTTACTCTGTGTAAAATAAAGGACGGGAATGCAACTACTAAACCTTTTTGTTTTGTGACTTGAGTCGGCACGGGTGCATCAAATATCTCAAGATCTCCCCCCTCGTATTCAGAAGGATCAGATAATTGTATTACAAGAGATAATTTGCGAGGCGCATTCGTTGCATTTCCACCTCTGTCAAGATGCCACGTATAATGATCGTCTTTTCCATCGTATATAGTATACTGAAAGTCCTCTACAAATCCCCATATATCTAGATTGAAGAATTCACCGTTCAGTTGTCTTGCTATGAAAGCAATTCTATCATATATAAAATTAGTCTCGGGCGTAAGATTTATCCAACCTATTTTAGATGATCTAACTGCTTCTTCAACTTTACTATCAGGTCCAACACTAGCAGATTTGATCGTGAGACTATCACCAATACTAACTATTTTATCGATCTCTTCTTCAGTAAAACCATCACGCCATGATGCAAAAGAAATTTCTGGTATACCTAACGATGGAGAAGGAGCTATTTGATATACTGCCATTATTTACGCTCCCAAATATTATCTCGATAATGGGATTCATGACTTTGAAGCTTTCTACGTGTACCTTTGAGTGCTTTCAGTTCAGTTTCATTGAATGCTCTACATACATTTTTCGAAAACAAAGTATCTCTTTTAATTGGAATAACCTGCATTAACGGTGTACCAGCAGGTAGAATACCTTTAAAATTGGGTTCGTTCCAAACAAATGGAAAGTTAATAAACTCAAAATAACCATCGCAGTCTACCATACCCGAAAAACAAGTAAATCTTGGATCAGGTCTATTTAATGGTGGAACAAACAACAGTGAGTATCCTTTCGGGCAGTTGATTGCCCACCAGTTCATGAATTTAATTGGAGGTTTTGGTAAATGTGGAGCGGGGCATTTGTCAGATGTTACTTGCCACTGTAAATGATTCTCGATCATTGCTCTCGGATATTTGCTGTTGTATTCAATGAACGAACAATCTTCATTCGAAGTGATTTCAACATCAGCAACGAGTGGAATAATCCAACCCGTGATCATCGCATCAAGAAAAGGTGGGCATCTTTTGAGAGTAGATTGATCAAAGCCTACATCCTTCTTCATTGGCAAAGCTTTATACCATTCTGGTATCAGTTTGCGGGCAGGATAAGGTTCTGGTATATTTCCTAAATCATCATCATAGCAAAGAAATTCTAGTTTAGGCTCATTCTTTTCAAAAAACGAAAACATCAATTTTGTCCATTTCCAGGTTTTTCATAGTGTATTCCACCAGATTCAATAAATTTTTTACATTGCTCGACGTCGCTCGCACCTCTCAGAATATGATCATCATGCAAACTAAAATGTAAGCTTGAGATCCATATTCTGAGATGTGGTGGAAGTTTGTCATAGCAACGCATTACCAATGCCATTCTTTGTATGTTAACATGTTCCAAATGAATGACTCTATTATATATATGTAAATTACAGGGCTGCTAGTTCGACTAAGTTGCTCTCTGTGATGGCATCTAAGCCAATCAATGCTTGTTTGACTGCGGTAAAATCGTCATGTTTTTCATCGTAGATGACAAATGGAAAATCAGTAAATTCTCCAATATCCCATGTATTTAGAGCATTGAATACAGATTCGTATTGACTACTATCGTTGTATGATAAATGAGTAAACTCAATGTTATTATCCTGTAGCCACTGATAGGCTGCAGCAGAGTCGTTGCCACCTGTCGTAGTCAAACCAGTATAAAGATAAACGTCTTTAATTCCTACTAGCATGTATTGTTTCCTTTTTGTTATTTGTGCTAAAATGTTACACTCATCGTACCATTAGCGCTGCCTGTTCCAATATTTATAGAAACTATTTGATATGGGTATACTTTTACTGATACTGAATTTGTCGTAGTACCAATATTACCAGCGTTTCCTGATGCTCCAGGATTTGATGTGCCGGCTGTTCCGGCGGTCGCTCCAGTTCCAGCACTACCTGCTGTGCCAGTATTTCCTGCTGCTCCTGCGCCTCCTGGATTTCCAGCCGCACCATTTGTAGCTCCAGTTCCAGCTGCTCCTGTTGTGCCAGCATTACCAGCAGCTCCGGCACCGCCTGGGTTTCCAGCCGCACCATTTGTAGCTCCAGTTCCTGCATTGCCAGTCGCTCCAGCATTTCCTGCTGCTCCTGCACCTCCTGGATTTCCAGCTGCACCATTTGTAGCTCCAGTTCCTGCATTGCCAGTCGCTCCGGCATTTCCTGCAGCGCCGGCATTACCAGGACTTCCTGCTGCTCCTGGATTTGCTCCAGTTCCTGCCGCTCCTGTTGTACCAGCATTTCCGTTGGCTCCTGCACCGCCTGGACTTCCTGCTGCTCCTGGATTTGCTCCAGTTCCTGCCGCTCCTGTTGTACCAGCGCTTCCTGCAGCGCCGGCATTACCAGGACTTCCTGCTGCTCCAGCGTTTGCTCCAGTTCCTGCGGCCCCAGTATTTCCAGCACTTCCATTGGCGCCTGCATTACCAGGACTTCCTGCTGCTCCAGCGTTTGCTCCAGTTCCTGCGGCTCCTGTATTTCCTGCGCTGCCTGGTGTTCCTGCATTACCTGAACCACCGGCAGCGCCCGAAAGAAGTCCTCCATTGCCGCCTGCGCCGCCGTTGCCGTTAGTAGCACCACTTATGTTGCCTGAATTACCCGCGGTACCAGCATTGCCGGCGCCGCTACCACCTTGCTTTAAAGTCCAACCCGATGCTCCGCCTCCGCCTCCGCCGCCTCCGCCGCCTCCGCCTACACCAGCGTTGCCAGGAGATCCGGAGTTACCCGCCGTACCACCAGCTCCTCCTGCACCACCGGCGCCATTTGTTCCTGGGTTACCAGCATTGCCAGTGGCTCCTGGATTCCCAGCATTTCCTCTTGCACCGCCTGCACCACCAGCACCGTTATTTCCTGGATTACCAGCATTGCCAGTGGCTCCTGGATTACCAGCATTACCAGCAGCACCGCCTGCACCACCAGCACCGTTATTTCCTGGATTGCCGGCATTACCAGTGGCTCCTGGATTACCAGCATTACCACCAGCTCCTCCTGCACCACCAGCCCCATTGGTGCCAGGATTGCCTGTTCCTCCAATACCACCAGATGTCCCAGCTGTACCACCAGCACCACCAGTTCCTGCAGCTCCATTATTACCGGGATTGCCTGTTCCTCCAATACCTCCGGAAGTACCGGCCGATCCTCCGGCGCCGCCTGTACCAGCAGCTCCATTGTTACCGGGATTGCCTGTTCCTCCAATACCACCAGATGTCCCAGCTGTACCACCAGCACCGCCAGTTCCTGCAGCCCCATTATTTCCGGGATTGCCTGATCCACCTGGATTTCCAGAAGTTCCGGCCGAGCCAGCTGCTCCGTTTGTAGCATTTCCTCCAGCCCCACCAGTACCACCGGTTCCACCTGGAAAATTAGCTAAGGAACCAAACGTTGAAACGTTGCCTGGGTTTCCACTTGATCCCGGATTTCCGTTTGCTGCGCCAGTCCCAGCATTACCAGCAGCTCCGGCACCGCCTGGATTTCCTGCTGCTCCTGGATTAGCTCCAGTGCCAGCATTACCATTTGCTCCAGTATTTCCTGCTGCTCCGGCATTTCCAGGGCTCCCTGCTGCCCCTGGATTAGCTCCAGTGCCGGCATTACCATTTGCACCTGGATTTCCTGCTGCGCCGGCATTACCTGGATTGCCAGTAGATCCAGCGGTTGCCCCTGTTCCTGCATTACCATTTGCTCCAGTATTTCCTGCTGCGCCTGCATTACCTGGATTTCCTGCTGCTCCAGCAGTTGCCCCTGTACCTGCGGCCCCTGTTGTGCCGGCATTACCATTAGCACCGGCACCGCCAGGACTTCCTGCTGCTCCGGCGTTTGCTCCAGTTCCAGCCGCCCCTGTTGTGCCGGCATTACCATTGGCACCAGCTCCACCAGGACTTCCTGCTGCTCCAGCGTTTGCTCCAGTTCCTGCTGCTCCAGTATTTCCAGCATTTCCATTGGCCCCAGCTCCACCGGGACTTCCTGCTGCTCCAGCAGTTGCCCCTGATCCTGCGGCTCCAGTATTTCCAGCACTTCCATTGGCACCCGCACCACCTGCACTCCCTGAATTACCAGTCACTCCGCTACCGCCGCCTCCGCCGCCGCCACCGCCGCCGCCGCAAACGCACCCCCCAAGATTTGCGCTTCCACCAAAGCCACCATTTCCTCCGCCAGGAGAGCCTCCGGCGCCGCCGGGGGCAGAACAAGGCGCAAATGGGGTGCCAAAACAACCGCAGCCACCGCCCGGACTACCACCGCTACCGGCTCCGCCACCGCAAGGTCGGGCTGAACCTTGTCCGCCGCCTCCTCCCGTACCTGCGCTACCGCCAGTGCCACCAGCACCGCCGGCACCATTATTTCCTGGATTTCCAGAGTTTCCTGTGGCACCTGGATTCCCAGCATTTCCTCTTGCACCGCCAGCACCGCCGGCACCATTGGTACCAGGATTACCAGAGTTTCCTGTGGCACCTGGATTCCCAGCATTACCAGCAGCACCGCCAGCACCGCCGGCGCCATTTGTTCCTGGGTTACCAGCATTGCCAGTGGCACCTGGATTCCCAGCATTACCAGCAGCACCGCCTGCACCACCGGCACCATTAGTACCGGGATTGCCGGAGTTTCCTGTCGCTCCAGCATTTCCAGCAGTACCACCAGCACCGCCAGCTCCGCCAGCACCATTCGTACCTGCATTGCCAGTGGCACCTGGATTCCCAGCATTCCCTGCAGCACCTCCGGCTCCTCCTGGGCCGCCAGCACCGTTTGTGCCAGCATTTCCTGATGCGCCGGGATTTCCAGATGTTCCAGCTGTACCACCAGCACCGCCAGCTCCGCCGGCCCCGTTTGTGCCAGCATTTCCTGATGCGCCAGGATTGCCAGATGTCCCAGCTGTACCACCAGCACCACCAGTTCCTGCGGCCCCATTATTTCCAGGATTACCAGCATTGCCAGCAGTACCAGGATTGCCTGCATTACCAGCGTTTCCATTGCCGCCACGACCAGATATATCTATAGAATATACGCCTGCAGGAACGACGAATGTTGCGGGGGCATTGAATACTTGTGTGGCTGGAGCAGCCTTACCTGAAGCTCTAAATACATTTAATGGCATCGTATAACCTTCTTATTAACCTGTATTTGCAAGAGATAAGGCACCGAGATATGTTGTACCTCCGTCGAGGGTAAAGAAACTGAAGACATCGATTTTATTTGCACCAGTTGACATCGTCGGTGTCGAAGCATTCGGATATTTAACAGAAGCCGGCCACGTGATTATTCTCGATCCCGTGGCGTCTTGTTTACAATGAAGTGTGAAACTGTATGCATTGCCCGATGCAGGAGGATTTGAAAATGTAATTGTAATAGACGCGTTGGCCAATGTCAAATCGAATACGTTGGATAGTGATAAATCTACAGTGTGAGTAGTTGTTGTTATAGTATTGGCAACAACTGCTTCTTTGTATGAAGCAAGCTTAGGATTACTTAACACATTATTTGCCATTGCAACGTTGGCATTAAGAGTAGTAATACCAGCTACTTGTAGCGTCGAGGTTACGTTGGCAAAACCAGTGATCGTAGTATTACCGGCAGCAAGGGTGGTAATTCCAGATGCAGCACCTGCGGCTACAAGAGACGAAACAGCAAGTGGTTGACTGTTTGTAGACCAGCGATCATTTGTTTCATCCCAGACGAACTGAACGTTGGCAGACGTCCCGCGCATGATCTCGAAGCCAGCATTCTCAGTAGGAGGATTAGCTCCAAGATCTGCATTCAGCGTAACAATATTATCACCAACGTCGAGTGTTGTGGTGTTCACGTAAGTTCTTGTACCGGAAACTGTCAGGTTACCCGAGAGTGTAAGATCGGCGATTGATAATGTGGAATTCACATGAATACCAGTCGTATTGACCGTAAGTGTTGGCCCAGCAGTTACTCCAATTGTACCACTAGTTGTAATCGTTCCACCAGAAAGTCCATTAGCCGTGGCGACTGAGGTTACACCTCCACCGGTGGCACCTTGAGCACCTTGAGCGCCTTGAGCACCAGTAACACCTTGAGGTCCAGCAACACCTTGAGCACCAGTTGCGCCAGTTGCGCCTTGAACACCTTGAGCGCCGGCAACACCTTGAGCACCAGTTGCGCCAGTTGCGCCTTGAACACCTTGAGCGCCAGCAACACCTTGAGCACCTTGATCACCCGTTGTGCCTTGAGCACCAGTTGCGCCAGTTGCGCCTTGAACACCTTGAGCGCCAGCAACACCTTGAGCGCCTTGAGCACCCGTTGTGCCTTGAGCACCTTGTGCACCGGTTGCACCTTGAGCACCTTGAGCGCCTTGAGATCCGAGAGTAAGTGAAGCACCATTTAAAGTTGTAACTTGAACAATATCACCAGCAATCGCATTCGATGTAAGCGTTAAGACCGTGGTATTTGTCGTGTTATAGTCAACGGCCGCAATCTGACGCGAACCATTAATGAAGACGCTTTCAAGCCCTAAAGTATATACGAATGTGTTTGATGTGTCGTCTAATCCTGTAAACACCGTGGTATTCGATGTGACAGTAAACGTATAGGTATTCATGGTAGCAGCATTTGCCGTACCGCCTGAGCCCCAATAAACTCCTGTTCCATTCGATGAAAGAACTTGGCCGTTGGATCCAGAAGATCCGTTGGCTACGATCGTAGTGACAGCGAGAGAAGAGAGATTTGAACCAACTTCAAAGATGGCATTCGCAGCATCTGAAGAGAAGACTTTACGGTCAGTTAGGTTGACTGCAAATTCACCGTTATCAATAAAGCCGGAATTTGCTACGTCAGTAGTATTAGCTGTACGACCAGAAATTGTCGTGCGCTTAAATTGAAATTTATTTGCCATTCTCAACCTCTATATAGAGCAACGAAGCGGTTATGTAACCCCTAATATTCTATTTATACAGAAGTATCTTCAGCTTTTTTATTTTTATTTCCAAGCTTTTCAAGATCAACAATTTTTGCTTGAAGACTGGTCATGGTTTTATCGGCCATGACCAGTCTTGTTTCTAGCATGATGTTCTTACTTGTAAGATCATGTACACTCGCGAGTAATCGATTGATGTACTCATTTACAAATTCAGCTTCCATAAATTAGAATGTCCCGCCGTCGAGGGTTGCGTATACAACTGCTGTACCGTTAGACTGAAGCACGAATCCAGTAGAGCCAACAGCTAATTTTCTAAAACCGTTCGAAGAGTTAGCAACTAAAATGTCTTCTGCAGTAACAGTCGCGAGTCCAGTACCACCGCTTGTTCCAGGCAGTGCAGTCGAAAGACTCAATGTATTCGCTGTGATACCAACCGCGAGTGTCGAGTTCGCAGTAAGAGTAACGTTAGTCGCGTTCGAAACCAAACCACCAGAGTTTAGGAATGCTTGTAATGTAGCAGTAGTATAACCGGCTGCTGCAGTGTCTACAGTTGTTGTAGGTTCTGTTTGAGAACCAGCAAAGAGCTTATAAACGCCATCTGTAGCATCACGGAAAAGACCGGTATATTTAGCTCCAGTGGCACCGTATTGACCATAAAGACCGATATCAAGAATGTCGGTTGTTGCGTTTCCGTTTGCAAGCTCGATCAGCGAATCTTGGACTGTCAGGTTGGTAGTATCGATTGTCGAAAGCGTACCGAGAACAGTCAGATTTCCGGAAAGAGAAAGATCTGTAATCGAGAGTGCAGTATTAACATGGAGTCCAGCAGAGTTGACCGTGAGTGTTGAACCAGTGGTAAGGCCAACTGCATCTGCAGTGACATTAATACCGTTAGCAGCACCAACATGAACTCCAGTCGCGTTAGCTGTAAGACCATCACCGCCAACAACGTTGATACCAGCGCCATCAACAGAAATACCGTTAGCAGCTTTGGCAAAGACGCCTGAAGTATTCGATACAATACCGTTGTTTGCTACAACAGCAATCGTGGCTGCACCACCTTCACCAGATGAGGATCCAGAAATACCGTTACCAGCTGTGATAGTAGCAACATAGTCGCCTGATGTACCCGAACCAAGAGCAACGTCGCCTGAAAGTTGCGATGTGGCAATTGAAAGTGCAGCAGCATTGACATAAACGCCCGAGGTATTCGAAACAATCGTACCGTTACCAGATACGACATGCACACCTGTTGCGTTCGAAGCAATACCAGCTCCGGCAACAACAAAAACGCCTGTTGCGTTTGCAGATAGACCGTTATTTGCAATAACGTGTACGCCTGAGGTATTTGAAGCAAGACCGCTATTTGCAACTACAGCAATCGCGTCTGCAGAGACGCTGATACCGTTACCAGCACCAACATCAAGAGTTACCTCGCCAGATGTACCGCCACCAGTAAGACCAGAACCGGCTACGACTGATGTAATATCACCATCTTGAGGTGTTACCCAGTATACAGCTGTTCCGTTCGATGCAAGAACTTGTCCTGCAGTACCATTTGTGCCATTTGCATTAAGAGCAACGTTAGTTCCAATATTGATCTGTGTGGCATTTGCTACGAACGCCGTACCAACACTCACAATCGCTGCGTTCACGGTGCCTGTAGAGAATACACCGGTGGCATTCGCAACAAAAGAATTAGAACCAACGACGAAGTTACCGCCAGAGCCAGCAAGAACGCCGCCGGCAACAGACAGTTTATTATTGGTATTATCAAACGTAAAGTCTGCGTCTCCGGCTAATGCGCCAGAATTATTAAATTGAACTTGTGTATTTGAACCAGATACGCCAGAAGTAGGAGTTTCCCAATAAGCGGCTGTTCCATTTGAACTCAGTACTTGTCCGTTGGTACCCGTCGAACCATTGGCTGTAACTGTTGTCACAACAGCGTTAGCAACAATAATCTTGTCGATACCAGAGGTACCATTCGCAACGAGTGCTTGGTTGGCGGTCAGTATACCAGGATTAAATTTACCGGCAATGGTGATCGAAGCACCATTCGAACCAATAAATAAGTGATCGCCATTTGCTGTAAACGCTAATTCACCGTTAGCTAATGTTGGCGCATCAGCTGTCGTTAACGACCTTTTAATTTGAATTAAATTGTCTGCCATTTGGCTATTCCTTTTAGGTTAAAATGATCCGCCGTCGAGATCTACTGCTAGATCCGCGAATGACAGTTGTCTCACCTCATATTTATCATTTTGAGAATTGTAGATTAATGTAGCGCCATTGGCGGCTTCAACGACGCTGACGTCGAGTATGTTTTCAATACTTCGTATTTCTTGAATTTGATTTTTCAGAGTAATAGGACCAGCAGATGATAATCTGCCGTTGTTATTTGTAATTGTAGCGACTAAACGAGATGCACCTGCCATTATCTTGTAACTCCTGGTGTAACTGTGACGATACCTTCAACAAGACGAGAAACTGTTCCGCTGCCATCAGTCAACTCACAGTCATATACGTATCTTCCGGCTGTAAGGCCATTTGTGGTATTTGCCGACATCGAAAGAGCGACGACGCCAGTCACAGCAGTAATCGAAACTGTAAATGCGGTTTGAGCGGTCGAAGTATAATGCTTACGCATCTGAGCGGCACCTGTAAATCCTGTAAGATTTACGATGTTACCATTTTCATCAGTCACATCAATAGACGTAGCAAATGAAGTGCCTTGATCGATAATGATATTTGCTTTCAGTGCCATTTAATTCTTCCGCTATGTTTATTCAAAACTATAAGATGTTACAGTTATCACCCAATATTTAGTTTCTGCACCATTTGATGCTGATACGTTAAACGTTTGTTCATTGAAACCACCTGTATAAGCTGCTACAAGTTCAATTGATGAAGCACTTCCTCCACTTGCAACACTGGCGTATCCACTAAATCCATCTCCTCCAGTATAAGTCCAAACTACGCTTGAAGAAGCTGTGATAGTATAACCTGCTTGGGAACCATACGCTTCGGCAGTGTCAAAAGTCGGAGATGATATTGTGCCGCCCACGGGACTAAAAGTAACTAAGGCTACATCTGCATACGGACGTATTCCTACATATTGCCACGTAGATCCATTCCACATTTTAACGGCGGCAAAATCTTGGCTCCCGACCCACGACGAGCCGTTCCAATATTTAACAGGTTTAGCAGATAGGAACGTTAGCGGCACTTATTATTCTCCTGGCTTAGATGGCCAAACAACGTCTGCTGCATTTGTATAAGTCTGAGGAAGATCTCTTAAAGTTTGACGATATGTAGCCCAAGCAGTTTTATCTCCAGGCCAATCTGCCATTTGAGTATAGTCAGATAAAGCTAGAAGATTATTTCTTTTCGATCTAATTTGTTCCCAAGTAATTACCACGACTCGATCTTGCAAAACAAGATTTCCTTGTGATAAAACCAATTCTTTATTTTGCATATTCATACCATGGAGAAACTGCTGGTGTTGCTCTGCGGTAATTTCAACAATATCTTGCGGCAATGACGGATACCCAAAATCAGTATCGTAAAAACCTTTTGTTGTTGGGCTGTAGTAAATTGTCATTTTATTAATATCCCATTGCTAACCAGTAACCGGTATGAGAACTTTCATCTCCGTTAAACCAACTGAAACCAGTTGTTGATACACTAAAAATGGTTGCACCTTTAGAAGCCTGTCCAAATACGCCTGTATCTCCTACGCCATTCATCACAGCTCGGGCAACCGCGGTGAACGATGTTGGAAATGATCCAGATCCTGTAGTATTTGGAGTAACAGTTACTGTTCCCCACTGAATAATTGCTCCGTTTGGCAACTTAGTCCATCCATTTGACGAGAGACTTTGTGTATATCCTGTAGTTCCTGCAGTGTCAATCCAGATATCACCAGCCGCTGAAGCAGTAGGTTGAGTCGCTGTTACAAAAACTTGGCCGCCACTTGTAAATCCTGCGGTGACGTGTCTTAGAATAGGCGCGACAGCACCAGATGCACTTCCTTGGGCACCTTGTGGTCCGGTTGCACCTTGAGCACCTGTTATACTTGAACCTGCCGCGCCTTGAGCACCAGTTGCACCTTGTGCTCCGTTTATTCCAGGAGATCCTTGAGGACCAGTTGCACCTTGAGCGCCTTGTAATCCTTGAGCACCTTGAGGACCAGCAACTGAAGATGCTGCACCTTGTGCACCTGTAAGGCCTTGCGGTCCCTGTGGTCCTTGGATACCTTGCAAACCTTGGGCGCCTTGAGGACCGGCAACGGTTGAAGCAGCACCTTGAGCACCAGTTGTTCCTTGCGGTCCCTGAGGTCCGATAATTCCTTGTGCACCTTGTGGTCCCGTCGGTCCTTGAACCGAAGGTCCTTGTGGTCCTTGAGAACCAGTTGTTCCCTGTGGACCCTGGGAACCAGTTATTCCTTGCGCGCCTTGTGGACCAGGAACTGTCGAAGCTGCGCCTTGAGCACCAGTTGGTCCTTGAGAACCGGTAGATCCTTGTGCACCTTGAGCACCAGTTGCACCTTGCGCACCTTGAGGTCCAGCAAGTTGCGTCCACACCAAGTTAGCTGTCGCTCCACTTGATGCAAGGACGAAACCTGTTGTTCCAGCAGATTGTGTAGGTAGAAGGTTATTGATCGATCCGCCTGTACCGCCCCGAGATGTAGGAAGTGTACCGACAGTAATAGCAGATGCATCAACAAATACGCCTGCCGCGTTTACTGTTAAACCAGCATTCGCTACAAAACTAATCGTAGGATTTCCAGAAACGCCGTTGCCGTTTGTTACGCTAATGCCGTTCGTAGAAGCAATCGATACCGTAGTACCTGTTCCTGTACCAGTTCTGACTACGATACCATTCGCCGAGATATTGTATACGGTGTTAGCATTGCTTGCTGTACCAGTATAGAGCGACGAGTTAACGCCTGCTCCACTCGGGAAATTCACCGTATTTGTAACGGTGATATTGTTTGCAAAGACATCAAAGCGAGCAGTCGTAGTACCAAGTGCACCACCGTTTGCATCTGGTCGTAGTGTTCCATAAGATGTCGTATTAAATACGAAAGCATTGAAACGGTTTGAAGTATTACCGAGTGGCTGCTGATCTGCAATCAGAAGAACCCCGCCTTGACCGATGGTAACGTTGGCGTATACAAGAGAACCATTTACTACAAGGTTACCAGATACAACAAACAAGTCGTTTTTAAAGTGCGCGTTGGCTTCTACGTCGACACGATCATAGAAGATCGCGTTGCCAGAAGCAACTAGACCGTTATCAACCTTAAATCTATTATTTGCGCCTGACATATATTACCTTACTTAATGAATTGAGCAACAACTTTTGCAGCCGTGCTAGATCTTGTTTGATTGACATATACTCTTACGTTTGCAGTAGCCACGTTCGCAGAGAAAGTACCAAGTAAGCTGACTCCGGAATTAGCTGCAACAGGTGAAGAAACCGTACCATATGTTGTAAGCTGCGCAGTCGAATTATCATGAGCAAGTAGTACTTCAGAGATCTGTGTATTACCAGCATTTTTCAATTGAATGAGAAGTTTAGCAGTGCTATAGTCTGCCTTTGGATATTCGAAGACAAGAAGATCTGAACCAGTCGTAGCTCCAAGATTTCCGTTTGCAAAGATATCAACTACGTGCTCAGTCTTGAAAGTCACGATGTTTGCATGTGTAGCAGGACCAGTCACTGCGAGCGTATTCGCTAGAGCAGTTGCTCCTGTTACTCCAAGAGTACTCGAAAGCGTTGTAGCTCCAGTTACAGTGAGCGTATTCGAAAGATTCGTATTTCCTGTAACCGTCAGCGTATTTGCAAGAGCAACGTTCGAACTGACTGTCGCAGCACCTACAACAACAAGATGGCTTGTCGGCGTAATGGTAAGATTCGCAGATGCAGTGATCGATCCATTACCAATCGCCGTATTAAACGTTGCATTCCCAACAAGAACCGTAGTAGCATTTGCAACGACATTCGCTCCGACTGCAACAACTGTTTGGTTAGCAGTAACAATACCTGCAAAGAATCCTGTCGGTGTAACGTTAGATGTCGACGTTGAGTTGACAATGCTAACAATTCGAGTATTCGCTAAAACGGTATTACTACCTTCTGCGGTGAAGAATCGAAGCGATGTTAACTCAGAAGCGTTAAGCGTATTACCTACAAATACTCCGCTACTATTTGCTACAACGTTACCAATCGCACCTGTTCCAGTGATTTGCACTGTACCACCATTGGTAGCATTTGCCGTGACGTTTGCGCCGAGCGAGATCTGAATAGTATTGGCAGTAAAGATGCCAGTTTTAAATGCGTTCGGTTCGATGTTTGCAGTGGCACTCGAGTTAGCGATGCTAATGATTCGAGTATTTGCAAGAGTGGTGTTTGAACCTTCAGATGCAAGGAAACGAACTGATGTGACTTGTGAAGAGTTTAAAGTATTACCTACATGCAGGCCACTACTATTTGCAACCGTATTGCCGACCGTACCAGTTCCTGTTACTTGGATCGTGCCGCCGTTGGTAGCATTCGCAGTGACATTGGCACCAAGTGAAACTTGAATGGTGTTAGCTGTAAAGATGCCTGTCTTGAAACTGATAGGATCAATATTTGCAGATGATGTTGTATTGGCAATGCTAATGATCTGATTGTTTGCGAGTACGGTATTGCTACCTTCTGCGGCAAAGAATCGAACACTCGTCATCTGACTGTTCGTAACAGTATTGCCTACATATAGGCCGCTGCTATTTGATACACTGTTACCTACTGCTCCGGATCCTGTGACTTGGATCGTACCACCATTCGTGGCATTAGCAGTGACATTGGCACCTAATGTAATCTGAATCGTGTTCGCTACAAACAATCCAGTGCTAAAGCTAATTGGATTCATCGTAGCAGTGTTAGTGCTATTCGCGGCAACAACTGCGAATGCAGTTGCTGTTGTATTCGTGGTCGAGTTCGACTGAATCGTCAGCTTCGTTGTGTTAGCGACAAGGTTTGCACCAGTCAAACCAGCATGTAGACCGTACTGCCACATGAATGTGTTCGAAGAACCATTGGCAACTTCCAGACGAATTTCGGTCGATGTCACGTTGCTCAGAACAGTGTTCGTACTGATCATGAGATTCGCAAACGAACCGTTGACGTTTCCGCCTTTCATCCAGTTTGTTACGACGAGATTATTAGCCCCGAATGTTCCGTATAGCTGAGCTGTTCTTGGAAACGCAGTGTTACCCGTGTTTGCATACGTGCTATTTGCAGTGATGATTTCTGTCGAAAGCGCGTGAAGAAGTTCATTGGTCTCGAGGAGCCAAACCTCGAACGAGTCGGTAATTACATCAACATTAGCTACTGGTCTTGACATTAATTTCTTCCATTCACTACTTGTAAGAGTAGAGTTTTAATTTCTTTGAGATCG